TAATCGCTATCAATTGCATTATCATAAACTCTTATTAAATTATCCATTTCGTAAAGTCCAATCTATTGCAATTCTTTTTTTATCTGACATGATATCTTCTGCTCTATGTTTTACTCTAGGGTCAAAAACAATAAAGTCTCCAGCTTCTAATTTATAAATGTTATTTCCATGTTCAAACCCACCACCATCTTGTATATGATTCCAATCTGAATTTAGTATTCCTAATACTTTAATGATTGGTGTATCTTGCAGTTCATCTTTTTCATGGTCTGTGTGTATATTATCTTCTCTATGTTTATCTTTCATAGACACACCACAAAACAATAGGTCTAGGGGAACATTAATATTTTGTTGTTTTGCTTTTTCATGAATCATCATTAGTAAACTCATAGATACACCAGCCAAAAATTCATCATGCATTGTATCACCTTGTATGATATCAATCTTTGCATGTTTATCTTCAAATGGTTTACCCATAGGATAATTGAAGTTCCATTTTCTAGACTTTGTAATTTGATGTTTTAAAAAATCTAAGAATAATGGTGTACAACAATTATTCAGTATCGTTGCCATATTTAAATTCTTGTTTTACAGCTTCTTCAAGTTGTTTCATGATATCATCTGTAAAATATTTTTCTGGGTCATTGTTAATTGTTTTAGCATATTGTTTAGTACCATCTGGTAACTCAATACGAGTTGATACTTGATTAAAGATTCCATGTTTGATTGCCAAGTCTAATAATCCATAATATTTGTCTAATCCTTTATCATAAGTTAAACGAACATCAACCATTTTATTTTCAATCGTTAATCTAGATTTATGATTTTTACAATGAACAATACTTCCAATCACTTCTGTACCATCTTTTTCTTTTTTCTTAGAAAGATAAACAATACTAGAGGCAGCATATTTTAATCCACTACCACCACCCATTTCTTTTGTTGGGAACATTGAACCAATCACATCATATGTATGATTCGTTACAACCATAGGTACTTTTGCTTTTCCAAGTTTTAAAGTTAAAACTCTAAATGCAGCTTTGAGTATTTGTGCTCTTGACATATCTCTAGTTTCTTTTCCTGCCTCAGTATCTTCTACTTCTTTTGTAGTAGATAACATACCAAGTGAATCTAAACATATAAAGAGTGGTCTTCTGATATCTACATCTTGTTGTAAATATCTATCTAATACTTTGAGTGCTTGATGTCTAAACTCTTGTACAGTTGTAACAGGCATTATCACCATTCTGTTTGCATCTATTCCTCTATCAATAACCATCTGTTTAGTGATTGCACTTTCTGATTCAAAATATACAACACCACCATTTTCATGTTGGTCTAAAAAGTTTTTAACCATACCCATGAGAAAGAAAGTTTTACCTGTTGCACTTTCTCCAGCAAGAGCAGTTATTTTATTTTGTGGAAGTCCACCATAAAGTGAACCTGATAGTAATGCATTGAAGACATGAGAACCTGTATCAATAAAATCTTCTACATCTCCAGCCTCTACACCTTCTGAAACGATTCCAGCATATTCGTTTCCTGTTTCTTTAATAACATCTTTTAAAAAGTCATTCATAATTTTCCCCTACTTAATTGCAATTGCACCAACAAACATATGATTACGCCAGAATGGTTGAGCAGTTTTAAATCCAGCACATTGTAACATACCTTCTAACTCTTTCCATGTATTAGGTTTCAACATATTTCTTAGTGTCTTTTCTTTTTCTAAAATATCTGATGCCTCAAAATGTTTTCTTTTGTAATCATAAAAATTAAAAGTTATCATTTCTTGTAATCTTGAATCATCACAAACTGTTTTTTCTGCGAAGATAAAAGCACCACCATGATTTAGTCCATTGTAAATATTTTGTAATACATCAAATCTATCCTTTCTAGGCATAAACTGTAATGTAAATATTGATGTTACTAAACTACAATTTTCAAACTTGTAACCACGAACATCTTTCTTTTGAAAATCAACACTTGCCCAATAGTATTCATTTTTCATTCTTTCATGTCTTGCATCAAGTTCATTAAAAAAACTAGGAGCAAGTTCTATACCAATGTAATTTGCATACTTACAAAAATGTTGATTACTCTTTACAAAGGCCTCTGTTAATTTTCCTGTTGAACAACCAATATCAATTACATTTGTTTCATCTTCTACAAAGTTTCTAGATAGACTAACTATGTCATCTAGTAAGTTTGTATATCCACGAATAGAATGTTCAATATGGTCATCAAAACCTTCTTCTCTTTGAGCAAAGGTAAAGTCATAATTTTTAGACATGATTTTTACTCCATTCATTATATGGTTCTATTACATTTTTATATACAGATTCAGAGAGTGCCTTCATCATTAATGAAGGTACCATTCTACCACATCTCTCTATTTTCTGTGACATAGAACCAGTCACTATAAAATCATCTGGTAAACTCATTATACGCTTTATCTCGCGAATTGTCAACCTTCTTTTTGCAATAAAGTGACAAATATCTGCATTAGTTGTTACTGTAGGGGCTGGATGATATCTAGACATCTTTTTAACATTAAAATGCCATCCTTTTGGATGAAAATCATTACCCCCTAATACTTTATCTGGGTCATCTGGCATCAGAGATGCTGTGTCTTTATAGTGTGCAGATTCTAACCATGTGTCTGTACACCACTTAACTTCCTCTGGGTCTAACTCTAACCCCTCTAAGGCATCTCCTGCTGTAACTACTTCCTTATTTTCTATTGGAAATATATTTTGAATTGTCATAGGTAAAAAATCTGTCTTATCTAATACATCTTCACGAACTGCCACAAAAAATAATCTTCTTCTAGATTGTGGAACCCCATAATATGCTGAGTTTAAAATTTTATATGATACTTCATATCCTATTTCCTCAAATGCTTTAAAAATCTGATTCTTCTTTTGTTTGGCCTCTCCTGCATCTAATCCTGCAACATTTTCTCCTATAATAACTTTAGGTCTTATGTCTTTTGCAACTCTAATATATTCAAAAAATAAATCTTCTATGTTTTCTACTATCTTACCTGTTGAGTATTTTTTAGTTTTACCCCAACCATCAGAGTGTTTAGAACCAGACTTACCTAGTGTTCCACACATTGAAAATGCAGAACAAGGTGGTGAACCATCTAGTATATCTAACTCACCTTCTTTTATTCCAGCAGTTTCTAAGAAATCTTTACCTGTTAATTCTTTTATATCATCAGGCATAATTATTGTATCTGGGTAATTTAGTTTGTAAGTTTTTCTTGCCTCACCTACAAATTCATTTACACAAAGTATTTTACCACCTGCTAAACGATAACCTGTAGATGAACCACCACCACCTGCGAATGTAGATATTACAGTAAACTTATTTTGTGCAGATGCTTTTTTTACATCTTCTAAATTGTATGGTTTATATTTCATATTAAAAATCTATACACCTTCCTTTCATTTCCCAATCACTATAACGAGTTGGTTCTAAACCATCCTTTCTACCACCAATCTCTCTAGGATTTTTATCGTAGTATGGTTTTAATACTTTTTCATATATTGATTCTGCAATTGCTTTCATCATGAGTGGTGGTACCATTCTACCACATCTTTCTGCTTGTTTTCTATAACTACCTGTTAATTTAAAATCATCAGGTAATGACATCATTCTTTTTATTTCTTTTACAGTAAACTCTCTTGGTTCATGCCAATGCATCGCACCACCTGATGCTGTAATTGTTGGAGCAGGTTTGTATCTAGATGTTTTTTTCATATTAAAGTGATGACCTTTAGGATGATAATCACAACCTGTTTCTACTTTGTCTGGGTCATCTGGCATCTTTAACCAAGTTTCATAATGAGAAGTTTTTTTAAATTTTTCTATTAAAGTATCTGCCTCGTTTCTATCCACTTCTATATCACTTAAACAATCTTCTAATGTAACTATTTCTTTACTTTCATCTGGGAATAAACTATTAATATTCATAAATGTTAATCCTACGGCCTCTGTAACATCCTCACGGACTGCTATAAAGATAGTTCTTTGTCTAGTCTGTGGAACACCATAGTGAACAGAATTTAAAACTTTAGATGATACATCATATCCTATTTCTTCAAATGTGTTTGTAATTTTATAATAATATTTTTTTGCCTCTCCTACAGTTAATCCTTTTACATTTTCAGCAACGATAACTTTAGGTTTTAAATCTTTTGCAATTCTTAAAAACTCAAAAAATAAATCCTCTATATTTTCAATTTTCTTACCATCAGAATAAGTTTTAGTTTGACCCCAACCTTTAGAGTGTCCACCTTGTACCATTGCACCAGATACAGAAAATGCAGAACATGGTGGTGAACCATCAAAGATATCTATCTCACCATACTTGTTAAAATTTTCTGCAGTAAGTGTTTTAATATCATCTGGCATCACAGGTGTATCTGGGTAATTTTCTTTATATGTTTTTACTGCCTCTTCTACAAACTCATTTACACATAATATCTTACCACCAGCAAGTCTGTAACCTGTAGAACTACCACCACCACCAGCAAAAGTTGATACTACTGTAAATTTATTTTGTTCTGATGCCTA